CATGATACACCACGCCATGATACACCACGCCATGATACATGACACAGGCCCCGCCGGCGGCAAGCAGGTATGAGGCGCCGCCGGGACAGCGGACTTGCCCTCCCCCCAGCGCTCCTTGCAATCATCAACGATTGCTTCGAGTTCATATCGAGACTATCGATCGTTGATAAGAAGGGAGTGCTCAGGAAACTGAGGCTCAATGCCGAGCAGATCGAGATTGTGGAGTCACTGCTCCGTGGCGATGACACTCTGGTCCTGAAGCCCAGGCAGATCGGCAGCAGCACCGCCGTGGCAGCATACTACTTCTGGCGTGTCTACAGCAGCACCGAGCCCTGCACGCACGTGGTCCTCAGTCACAAGCAGAGCTCAGCCCGACACATCTTTGACATGATGAAACGATTCTACAGTGGCTTGCCAGCAGGGCTGCAGCGGGCCCTCAGCGTGGTCAACACCGTGCAGATGACATTCGCTGACACCGGCGCAACGATAAGAGCTGAATCAGCAGGTGCAGATGGCGGACTCCGAAGCTTCACTGCGACATCATGCCACATCTCCGAGTACGCCTTCGCTCCCAATGCTGACGAGCTGAAGGCGACTGCCATCGCGGCCCTCAACGGTGGGCAGCTCTGCATAGAGAGCACTGCCAACTACTTCGGCGATGCACTGCAGCGGGAGATAGACGCGGCAGACCGAGGAGAGGTGGACTGGACATTCCTGTTCTTCCCGTGGACAGCACACGCCGAGTATGCCGAGCATCCGCCCGCCGACTTCGAGGCAGACGCAGACCACCTGGCGGAGGGACTGTCAAAGGAGCAGCAGTACTGGGCAGCCAAGATGATCGGCAAGCTGGGCGAGACCAAGTTCAGGAGGGAGTATCCACTCTCCGTGGAGGACGCCTACGCCCAGACCAGTGGCGCCTGGATAGACACAAGCCAGTTGCCAGCGCTGCAGGTCCACAAGGCAGACTGGGAGGGAGGGCAGTTCAGCCCGGTCGACAGGCACGACAGCTACAGCATAGGCGTCGACTGCGGCGCTGGCACCGGTGGTGATGCAAGTGTATCGGCCGTTGTGTCAGCCAGGACAGGCCAGTTGGTGGAGATCAGGCGCAGCAACAGCATGACACCGAACGAGTGGGCGCTGTTGACCGCTGAGCTGGCAGCCAAGTGGAACGGCGCCAAGGTCCTGACAGAGATCAACGGCACCTACGGTGGCATCATTGTCACAGAGTTGAAGTACCACGGATGCAAGCTCTGGAAGCAGGACGGCAAGGACTGGATCACCACGCAGCAGAGCAAGGCCCTGATGCTCAACACGCTGAAGGAGCGCCTGGTCAGTGGGCAGATCACCACGCTGGATGACCAGACATTCAAGGAGCTGCGCTCATTCCAGACCAAGGACAACGGCATTATCTACTGCCCGACAGGCACCGGACTCGGACACCACGGCGACAGTGTGGTGGCGCTGGCCCTGGCGCACCAGTGCCTGGACAAGGTGGGCATCAGCAACGCTCCCTACCTCCCAGACTGGATTGTCCAGCGCAAGATCAACTATGCCTTCAGCAAGGCTGGCAAGTCAGAGCACAGGAGATATTAGGAACAATGTGTAAAATAATTCAACACTTCTCAGATGTGGTGTATACTTACTGCTATGGTGAGGATTAATGGCTCGCACTGAATCTGATCGCATTCGCTTTGTCAGGGCGGCACTGCAGAATCACACAAGCTTCTGGGACAATCAGCGTCCGCTGATGCGCAAGTACAAGAACGTCTACATGACCACCTTCTACCGAGACGTCGACATGGTGGCGGACACCTCCATCCGAGTGGAGACCGCTGACGCCTACGCTGCCGTCGAGTCGCTGATGGGATCCCTCTTCACCAAGTATCCAGGTGTCGAGATCGGCGATGACATCACTGGCAAGGGCGATGCCCAGACTGTCAAGGAGCTCAGCAACAACTTCTTGAAGACTGCCCGCCAGCAGATCGAGAACGCCGCGCGGATGGCACTGATCTACACGCACTCCTTCCTGAAGCTGGCGCCTCGTGAGAGCACCACCATCCTGGGCAAGGTCGCCCTCCGCGCCATCCCTCCCTGGCAGGTCATCCTGGACCGGGACGCTGCTGCCTGGGAGGACGCCCGCTTCGTCGGTCATGTCTATTACATCTCAGTGGACGAAGCGAATGAAAAGTTTGGCTACAAAAAATGGCACGGTGTGGCTCAGAAAGATTACTTCACAGACTTTGAACGCAACACTGACCGTAGTTACAAGTCTTATGGCGACACTAGCGGTGGCGACCTTCCTAATGAGTATCTGTATATTGAAATTGTGGAGATGTACGACTTCCTTAATGACGAACTCCTCTTCTGGAGTGCACAGTGGAAGAACGGGGAAGAGCTCCTGAGCAAGGACAAGATTCCTGTCACCACCTTTGATGACCGACCTCTCAGCAATATCGTTCCCTTCTACTTCAGCAGGTCGCCTGACAGGCCGATGGAGGGCTACAGCACGCTGGGACGCGTCTACGACCAGTGCTTCGAGAAGAACATCCTCCGCACCTTCTGGGCCAACGCCGTCCGACGCGACAGCAGGCAGTACATCTACAAGGAGGGCGCCTTCGATGAGGATGCCCTGGCCAAGATCACCTCTGGCGTTGATGGTGCCATGGTGCCGACAGACAGTGATGACGCCCTCAACACTCTGATCTCCCAGGTCCCGGTCTCTCCGATCAGTAGCAATCACGCCCAGTACCTGAACTACATCGAAGCAGACATTCAACGTGGTGCCATGACCGCTGGATTTACACGTGGTGAGGCCAGCAAGGCAACGGCCACTGAAGTCTCAGTCCTTGCCCAGTACACCGCTTCAGAACTTGGTAAGATGGCCCGTGACCGTGACTCAGTCATCGAGAGTGCCGTTGCCCTCTATGTCAGAATGCTGATTCCGCTGGTGGATGACAATGAAAAGACTGTTATTGTGACTCCATCAGGTGCCAAGATTGTGACAGTTGCCAATCTGGATGCTGACTGGACTGTTTATGCCATCGATGGTGGCTCGACTCCATTGACCGATGCCCTCCGTAAGAATCAGATCATGCAGTTGCTTCCAAGTCTAGCACAGTTAGGTGTTCCTCCACTGGCCCTGAAAGAAGAAGTCATCAGATTGTTTGGTCTTCCTGAATCATTCGCCAAAGAAGTGCCAGCTCCTGAAGTTGCTGATACGCAGTCTGATACACTTCCTGTATCAACTCCGTCACCTACTACTCCCACCAATATCGGAGGTGTCTGATTCCCATCTATGAGTTCGCCTGTTACGAGCACGGTCGCTTCGAGGACCTGGTGCCCATGTCCCAGGACTCCCTGCCGTGTCCCAAGTGCTCCCAGCCCGGCGTCAAACTGGTCTCCATGCCAGCCAAGACTGCTTCCCTCTGGAATGCCCGCTGGAACGAGGGCCTCTCTAACACCGGCTTCTACAGCATCAGCGCTGGACAGCAGGTCTGTGACAAGCGCCAGGAGGAGCAGATCATGAACTCCCGTGGCTACATCAACGAGAAGGACCTCGGTGGCGACGGCTTCAATGACACCAAGCACCAGTCCATCAAGGACGATGTCGCCAAGTTGGAGGCAGACGCTGCCCGCTACCGCTCCAATCTGGCCAAGTTCGAGGGAGACAAGGTCAGGGCAGTCAGTGAGACATTTCCCGCAAAGCAGATGCTGGCTGAGGCAGCCGCACACGATTCAACAATTTAACTGGAGTATCACAACACAATGGATGATGTATCAAGTATCGACCTCGAGACCATGGGCAAGGAAGTGCAGAAGCGACAGGGCGAAGTGGAGGGCAAGGAGGATATGCTCTACTCCCAGGCCTCGCCCAAGGGCAAGTTCTCTGGCAAGTCGCTCAACGCCCTGGTCCAGGCAGTCAATCGCCTGACGCCACTCTTCGGCATCAAGGACACCTATCCCACCTTCAGCGGCGCGACTGTGACCGAGCTTCCTCCTGAGTTCGTCCGCCTGCTCAGCATGTTCAAGGCAGCCATCGCCGACGCCGTCGACCAGGGCATCCTTCCAGAGGACGCTGTCATTGACCTCTCGGTCATCACCGATGACAGTGGCATCCAGTCCCTGGCCGGTCGCATTGGCATGGTCGCCAAGAGCGGTGGCTTCAAGCGTTTCCTCAACACCAAGACCGGGCCCGTCAAGGAGTCCCCGACTGAGGACACCAGCTATGAGACTGACATGCCCATCAACTCCAAGGCCCACCAGGTCGAAGAGATGTCTGAAGAAGGCACCAACAAACTCTTCCAGAGCCGGATGTAACAATGAACGACATCTCAGCAGCCACGCCAAGTTTGGCACCTGCCACTGCCAGTGTCACTCCAGACGCTTCTAATCGTGGCACCACAGTATCGGATAGGCAAGACAATGAAGCCCTCCAGAGTGCTTCCCGTGATGACGATGATATCAGTCTGGATGAACTGATCAACGCAGACTTTGGTGATGATCCTGTCATGAAGGGAAGCCACAAGGGCTTGCCCGACTACAAGCGAGTCCTAGAGCACCTTCCAGAGAACGGACGCAAGTTGGTCCAGAATCTGCGCAACTCCTACGGTCAGAAGACCGCTGAGATCGCTGAGCTCCGCAGGCAGGTGGAGGCAGAGCGGGCCGAGGTCATGCGTGAGCGTGAGCTCCTGTCCAATGGACAGTTCGCACAGCAGGTCAAGGCTGTTGCCGAGGCTCCACTGCAGCACGATGCCTGGTCCGACGAGGGACTCCAGGAGCGCATCAACAAGCAGGCCGCCGAGCAGATGGCCAAGTTGCTGGCGCCACTGCAGCAGGACCTGGAGAGCCAGAAGCGTCAGGTCTCCCTGACCTCCTTCAAGACTGCCCATCCAGACCTGACAAGCGATGAGATGAGACTGCCCATCGCCAAGATGCTGTTGGATCGTCCTGAGCTCAAGCTGGAGGACGCCTACTACCTGGTCAAGGGACAGCAGGCCTCCACCGCTGCAGGTCAGGCGCAGATCGCTGCAGCCAACGCTCGTCAGGCGGCCAAGGAAACTCTGATGAAGACCAGCACTGGCAACGCAGTCCGCAACGGTGATGCTCCCAAGTTCAAGGATGCCTGGACTGCCTACCAGTATCACAAGGCTAATGGTGCAAAATAAGCAGGCACTTTCAAAGATTGGTGTATAATTATGACTATTGGGCAATGTCTCCCGCCAGTGAGAAGAGAACGGCAACGTCACCTCCATCACACCTGTGGAACACGGACCAGCAATGCTGGCAATCGAGAACAGTTAGAACTGAGGAGCAATCCTGCGTCTTCAGTGCAAGTAATACAGTAACTAAGGACTAAACACAATGGCAATTTCAAATGAGCTTTTGTCCTCGACGCTGTTCTCGATCAGAGACGGCGAAGTGGATGAGCTCTTTCAGCGCGTTCCTTTCCTCGACTTCGCCAAGAAGTTGGGCGGTATTGAGTACGAAGACGGTGGTATCAAGATCCAGCGTCCCCTCGCAGTCACCAATCACTCCACCATCACGCAGCTCGCGACCGGCTATGAGCCTGTCTCCCTTGCGGTGAACGATGTCATGCAGCCCGCCCTCTATGAGTGGTCGGACTTCGTGGCTCCCATCGTCATCACCAAGAAGGAAGAGCTGGAGAACGCCGGCGAGAAGGCGATCGTCAAGATCGTTGAAGCTCGCATGCGCAACGTGATGGGACTCCTCCGCAGGGAGATCAACAAGCAGCTCGTGGCCGGCAACTCCGCCGTCCTGACCTCGCTCGGCTCCCTGTGCGGCGATCCCGTCTCGGGCGTCGCCACCGGCTTCCTGCAGCAGGGCGCTCCGACTGCGGCTGGCCAGACCAACACCATCGGTGGACTGAGCCGCGCTCTTGTCCCGGACGGCAACGGTCTGTTCAATCGTCAGTTCGACTGTCTGGCTGGCTTCAATGCCAACGGCATCCGTGGCATGCACCAGATCACGGCTGAGACCTCCGCTCGCGCTCCCATGGGCGAAGTGAAGCTCATCCTGGCCTCTGAGGCTGGCTACGCCAACTACCGTCGTGCCCTGTTCAATCAGGAGCGCTACATCGACGAGAAGCAACTCAACGCTGGCTTCATGTCCCTCGCCTTCGGCAACGCCGCGGTCGTCCAGGACGTGTACATGCCGGTCGGCGCTGCGCTCGACACCGCCAAGCCCAACACCATGTACTTCATTAACTTCGACGGTATCAAGCTTGTGATGCACTCCGATGGCGACCTCGCGGTCTCTCCCTTCGAGTTCATCCCTGGCACGACCGCTCGCTCTGCTCAGATCTACTGGAAAGGCCAGCTCATCGCTGACAATCTGGCTAGCTGCGCAGTCCTCTTCGACGGAGACACCTACTAATGGCTACCACTAACATCCTCCAGTACCTCGTCCACAAGGGCACCAGCATCTCTGGCGCCTCAGTTGAGCTTGGCACTTCACCTCTGGATCGTCTGCAGACTGAGACCTTCCTGACTGAGTCCGCTATCGTCAAGGGCCAGGTCATTGCGCTTGATGTCACCAAGATGGCGACTGACGCCACCGGTGGCTTCACTGCCCTGACCGTCATCGCCGCTGACTACAACTCTGCCACCGTGCAGAAGATTGTTGTCGGTGTCGCTGCTGAGTCCGTGACCGGCACCGCTGGCTCGCCTCAGCCTGTCAAGGTCATCGTTCGCGGTCCCGCCCTCTCAGTTCCCGTGGTCTCCGCGGTGGCTGTTGGCGATCCGCTGATCCTGGATCAGGCCGGTGCGACTGGCTCGGCCATGTCTCAGTTGGCGTACAACGCCGCTTCCGCTCTCCTGGTCAGCGAGCCCTTCGCTTTCGCCATGACTGCGACTGGTGGCGCTGGTACCGTGACTGCTTACGTGCTCGGTAAGGGCATCTAAGCTCAGCGTTCGGTCGGTCACCAGCAATGGTGGCCGGCCTTTGCCTCTTTAACTAACTGGAGAAACTGTGAATCTAACGGAACTACGTGCTAAAGTCAAGACGATTACAGACTACTCTCCTGAGCTCGTCACCTACAACGAGCAACTTGACCTACTGATTAACGATGCGTACGATGCTCTCTGGACCGAGAAGCGCTGGAAGTTTGCAGAGAAAACTGTCTTCCTAGACATCTGGCCAGACATCGTCGCCACACAGATAAGCGGAATTACAGTATCGGCAACATGCACTAATAACAGGCGTCGCATCGTCTTCAGCGGTCAAGTCCATGCCCTTGACCTTCCTTTCATCTGGGAGGGGCAGATCTTTGAGATTGATGGACGGGACTACGGTGTCCTGAAGGTCGTCAACAACACTGAGATTCACCTCGATGTCCCATTCCGTGGCACCACTGCAGTCGCAAATGTGACATGGAAACTGAAACACCGCTTCTATGAGATACCGAAAGATGCAATTGAAATGCTATTTGTTGGACATCGCGACACTCCTTCAGTTGGTAAACGACCACCATACGGTGCTATGCGTGGACTACTGGCTCGCCGTGATGAGGACCTTAATCTCAGGGAGGACCTGACAAACTTCTGGAGTGAGTGCTATATCCCAGTTGGCACCGCCAATGTGCCTGCCGCCGAGACGTTTACCTACGCCATCACCAATCCAGGCACTGGCTCTTTCATTGGTAATCCATACGTTGAACTGTGCTGGGCATTTGAGGACCAGGGAGGAAAGCTTGGTCCTCTCAGCGAGTCTAAGATCATTCAGGCCGTCGGTGGCCTGGCAGGTGGTGTCGGCATCACCATGGCATTCAAGACATTCGATGATGAGCCAGTCAAGGCACCTGTCTTCAATCCATTTATTGACCAGGTGGTCAATCAGTACGAGGGAATGCGCAAGCGTATGTTCTTCAATCAGAACTTCAATCGCCTGACTGGAGTCCGCCAAGCAGGTCTTCCTGTCTGGAGAGACGTGGTGATTGGACCGACCGTCTCATATCCAGCAATTCCTGGATACACGTCCGACGCAGATCCTGTCAGAGTCCCAGACGAGATAGACTCCTACACCATCACCTCTCCCACTCAGTTGGCAGTTGGTGGCAAGCGCTATCAGGACTGGGAGGGCTTGCATGCCAGATTCCGTCCTTATCCCAGGCCCATTGGATCTGACTTCCAGTATCAGTTCCTGCTTGGTGTTCCAGTTGGAGACCAGCCAGTTAACAGCGCTGAGGAGCGCCTGTTCCGCCAGTGGGAGTGTCGCTACTACCGCAAGCCAGGTCGCCTCGCCCTGCAGACTGACCAGCCTGAAATGCCGCATGAGTTCCACAATCTGATCGTCTACAAGGCGCTCCATGACATCTTCAGCAAGCACGATAATGTGACTCAGGCACAGGTCTACCAGACGAAATACAACAAAGAGTTGACCAGATTAGAGAAACGTTATGTTGATGCAATTGACATAAATGTGCAGAGAGGACAGTTCGGCATCTTCGGCAATGTCTGGTCGCCCTATGATGCAAACTCACTTCGCCGGATGAACTAATGAAGAGCGAGACTTTTCCCGATCAAATCGCCGGTGGCGTAGACCAGCGTTACTTTCCAGTTGCAAACTCTGCTCTCGATATTCACAACTTCAGGTACTCTCCTGACGGTGGATGGCGCAATGATCGTGGCTGGGAGCCACTGATAGCCGATCAGGACCTGATTCTTACGACCGCAGAGTTCAATGCACTGACGGCGCCGTGTCGCTTCCTGCAGGTCTGGACCAGGCACGGTGGCAGTGAGGAGTACTATGTGCAGGAGCGCAATGGTGAGCTCTTCTACGAGTTCGGCAATATGGGAACTGCCACCTCCAGGAAGCACACGCTGGCGACAGGTCGTCACATACCTCGCAGCGATGAGCCTGGGACACAGTTGATCCCATACGGTCGCTTTGCATTCATACTCAACGGTCACGATGAGATGCTGAAATGGTGGGGACGTGACAAGGTGGAGCCGTTTGGATTCGTCCTCAATCCTCCCAGTCCTCAAGTGCCACCTATCCAGGTCGACTACTACTCACGACAGTTCCCTGTCCATGCAGATCCCAACTACAGTCTCGGCGATAACAAGAACAATGCGCTGAATGGCATTGCCCTCCAGTTCTATGCGTCTGACTACCTTGGTCTCGGTGATCCAGCAAAGGGCAGCGTCAACTTCTACTCCTGGCGTGTCAGTTACATCACAGACACAGGATCTGAGAGTCCCCTGTCAGAGCCAGTCAATGTCAGTTGGACTCTCCTGACAGACGTGACTGCTCCCGGTGAGACAGCTGAGACTCGTGTCATCAATGCCGATGAGAACGCACGCAAGTACGGCGTGCTCCTGACTGGACTGGAGCCTGGTCCTGATGGCACCGTGGCCCGTCGCATCTATCGCACCAAGAACAAGCGTGATGGCCTGACAGGTGCAGGTGACATCTATTACTTTGTTACGCAGATAGACGATAACACTACGACTCAGTATATCGATGTGGCACCTGACAATGAGCTTGTCAATGAGGCACCGTCAGTTAGCGACAGTGTGGCGATCTCATCTTCTTACAAATACGGAGCGACATGGAATGGTAGTTCTTGGCTGGCTGGTGGTGATGTTCTTCCGACGAGACTTATCTATTCAAAGCCAGGACTGCCAGAGCAGTTCGGAGCCTTTGACTACTTCGACGTTGGTGTCCGAGAGGGAGGTGCAATCACTGCACTGTTCCCTTACTACGATGTCCTGTTGGTCTTCAGAGAACATGCCATTGATGCAGTATTCACTGGAACTAACGGATACACCTGCACCACAATAAATCAGACCATTGGTAGCACTGCTCCTGGATCTATTGTCTTGATTCCGACACTCGGTGTCATGTTCATGAACAAAGATGGATTCTTCTTGATCAGTGGTGGTCTACGTGGTGGTGCATCACTCTCAGTCACACCGTCTTCTTTCATGACTGAGATGGAGATGGGAAGAGTCAATGTCAATGCCCTGTGTCGTGCGTCTGCTATGTACTCTGACAAAGAGAAAGAGTACTGGTGCATGTATCCAGTCGATGGAAACACTGAGAACACTCACGGCATGGTCTTCAATAATGTCTCCAATCAGTGGGCATTCCGTGGAGACACTGGTGACACATCAACTACTGAGTGGCCGATCAGTCGTCTTGCCGTTGACTCCAGTGGATGGATACTCCTTGGCCTGATTCCATCGATCAATCCAATTGCAAAGACAATCTATCCTGGCGTTGGTATTCAGGTCTGGAGTGCACGCAATGCCCTTGGTGACACATTCAACTGGACATTTAGCATACCGAAACAAGAGTACACACTTGTTGCGACTCCCAATCCTATGACCGACTGCATCTGGCAGAGCGTCTGGAGTGACTACGGCGATGACAGCGTCAAGAAGAGAGTGCTGACCATTGAGTTGGATGCCCTGACCGAGGGCGACAATGCCATTGAGTTGCAGTGGGCACAGGACTACTCAACTGACTGGAAGAGTGCAGGCTCTGTCAAGCCTCAGATTGGAGACTATCTCGGAAGCAGTGTCACTGATCCTACATATGACACTGGAGCTAATCTGGCCAAGTGGGACTCAAGCAAGTGGCAAAATCACAAGGTGACACGACTCCGCTGGGATGTCAACACTGGCCTGGTCAGTCACTTCAGTTTCCGAATCATCACCACCAATGTCGTACAGATAGTCCGTTACATGACTAATATCATTGTTGGAACTGTCAAGACACCGAACACCAAAGCGCCTGGAGCAAATCAATAATGGCAAGGATGTATACTAAAGGACGGATCAAGTCTGCTGATATTATCCTTACTGATCCATACAACGATGAGATCAATCAGAGCGTCGGTGAGTTGAACGGTGGACTGGACCAGAACAACATGCCGCTCGACGCCGTGACTCGAGGTAAGTTAGTCCCTCCAGTACTGACAACTACAGTCGGACCTCCTGCCCAGAAGTCATACGTGATGCCTTCACAAGACTATCACATCAGTGATTACTGCAATGCTGGCACAGTCCAGGTGCCTGTCTCTGAGTGGCAGCTTGGATGGAATAAGTTCGAGCAGGGAGCTGGTGTCAACAAGACTGGATTCGTCCTTGACTTCACCTCGTCTGAGGGAATGCTGAAGGGGGAGGCCTGCCTGGACGCTGAGATGCGTCAGTCAGCCTACGTCTTCAAGTACTTCATCCCATCTGGACCTGGAAGTGGCTGGTATCCTGTCGTCAATGTCAAGGACAAGCACACTGGTGAGATCGGTGTCTTTGTCAATGATGTTCTCGTTGGCAGGACTGGTCCACTGTGGATTGCCTGTGGACGCCACTCCTACGTGATTCCATTCTCGACACCGATTGGCAGTGGTCCGTGCCACATCGATGTGAGATGGATCGTTGACTTTCACAATGAGATAACTGTCCTGCCTCCATACTCAGTTGAAGTTGGAGTAAACTGGGATCCACTAACAGCGCCCTTTCAGATTCATCACAGAATGTTGTGGTGTAGGAACGAAAAACGATGAGCACCATCAAGACTAATCCAGCCATTGCGGGAAATGTGGCGACTGCGGCCAATGTCAATGCGACCTACGCTGCCATTCAGACTGGCACTGCAGCACTGACTGACATCAACGAGCAGACAGAGTGGGCGACATTCAGTCACATGAATGGCACCACCAATGAATCACTGTTCTCCACAGACATGCAGACGTTCTGTAACTCTGCAGACACTTACACTCTGACATCTGAGAGTTATGTGGTCATCAATCTGGCTGGCACCACTCCAGTCGCTCTGAACTGGACGCCAACTCTAGCTTACACCTCTGGCAATGAGCTGCTTCGTGTCCACGCTGACATCAATCTGGATGCGGTCTCTGGATCATTTGCACTTCCATCGGTAATGATGGCCGATCAGGACTGCTTCTTCCTGCAGTTGTGGTACAAGGATGGCGCCAATGTCTACCATGCACTCGACTGTGAGTGGTCATACTCTGTCACCAACTACACCAACTTTGACTCAACTGCAATCACGTTTGCCACACAGCCAAACTTCAATGCATCCACAATCTTGAAGGCATATGCAAACTCTCATCCTCGTCACAGGCTTCGCTGCTCAATAACTGGATTCATTCCACTTGTTGGACCTGGAATCAAGACTGTCGAGCTTCGTGCACGACTCAAGAACAACACTGTCCTTCCCTCTGTCAGATTCAAAGAAGCAACAATGGTCGCAACGATGATAAGGCACTAACATGGCATTCACACCTCCGAACACATTCACCGCCACCACCACAATGGAGGCGGCCAAAGTTGACCAGAACAATACTGCCCTCAGGACATACCTGAATGTCGGCATCGTGGCCGCTGACATCCCAAGCAACACGGTCAACACCATCGACATTGTCCGCGGTGAGTTTGTCGGCGTTGTCAATGACCACCAGTTCACCACCGGTGACATGTACACTCAGTTCATTGACCTGCTCAGGACCAATGAGAAGTACTGGACTGGACACATCAAGCCATATGACATGAGTGCTGACTCACCTTACCAGATCATACCTAACAGTGGCAAGCGTATCGTGCTTGAGCATGCAGCGGATGTGGTATTCAGTGTTGGACTACTTGGCATTGGCAATCAAAACTACCAGCGTGCCAAGCAGAGACTGCGCAATCCGTGCTATGTCGGACACACAACTGGCGATGTCAAGCAGAACACAGACATTGAGCACTGCACCGCTGGTCACTGTTACACTGAGGACAGTCCTGACTGGTCTGATCCCAACTATCCCTTGGATCCTGATGACAGTGGAAATGTGACGACTTCAGGAACTTCACCTGTCTCAGACGGATTCTACAGTCGTCGCTGGTACTGCCAGCGCATTGGCTTCAAGAATCTGCCTGCCGGTGTCCACCACTTCTATGTCGCCCAGTCGCCTCGCTGTGACAAGGGACATGTCAAGGTGTTAATGTCACAGACTGAAGTATTCTACAAAAATATAATTGCAGGATGACAATGATCGATATACTTATGAGGAGCGTGTAATATGGCTGGATTAGCAAGTTTACTGGGAGGAGGAGCTGGCGCCATGGCTGGTCCTGCTGGATCTGCACTCGGATCCAGTCTGGCTGGTGTGGCTGCAGGTGTGCTGTCTGACATACCTAAGCTAGTTCCTTCGTACGCCGAGAAGGCGAACAAGAAAGCGTTGGAAGAGTTGAAGCGCAAGCAGGACCTCGGCATGCTTGGACTGACAGACGCTGAGCTCCAGAATCTCTACAATCCAGCCACCTCTCAGATCGCTGGTCGTCTTCGTGAGGGAGGTCAGATTGCCCGTCAGGCAGGCGCCGCTGGCATGCAGACTGGCGCTGGCAGTGACCTGCTCCGCCAGACGCAGGCATACGAGCAGGCCGCAAGGGAAGCGGCGAATGTGGCCATGAACGTGGAGGCGCAGAATCTCGCCCGCAAGCGTGAGATGGAGGGCGACCTCAGTGCCCGTGAAGCACAGGCAAATCAGTACAAGCAGGATCGACTCAACAGCATCATTGGCATCCTGACAGGTGCTGGAGCTGCGGCGACTGAGGCTGCCCAACAGAGTACGACTGAGCGTGGAGCTCCTATCAATCCCAGCGGTCCTGAGGTCAAGAGCATCTCAGACAAGCTTGGCGTTGGATACGAAGAGTCACAGAAGTTCTTGAACTGGCTCGGTAAGAATCCTGAAGCTGCTCCTTACGCAACTCTACTCAACAAGGAACAACTCTAATGGCCGTTGTCCAACTGCGATCTGGTATCTATGTAAACACCATTGAGCCTGTTCCTCCTGCAGAGCAGACCGCTGCATACAAGTATGCCTCACTCTTCACCAAGCATCGTAAAGAGAACTGGGAGATGGCACAGAAGCAGGCGGCAAGGGAGATTGCCGATGCCAAGGTCCGTGATGCTGCTCTCCTAAAGAACTATGGTCAGCAACTGCAAGACTACAACGACCGTCTTCAGCAGCTTGACAAGGACATCGCCGCTGCTGGCACTGATGTAGCCAAGGCAAATTCTGCGACGCAGAGGACTGCCCTGCAAGAAGCCGTCGCTCGTCAGAAGAATGCACAGGACTGGGCCAAGGCGCAGGCCGAGCAGGTCTCAGTCGCTGGCGGAAGTCGCTCTTCTTCCAAGTCAACAGGTACTTCTGTCTCAAGTGGTGGCGGAGGCGGTGGCGGTGGTGCTGGCGGTGGTACTGCTGGAAAGGGAGCCAGTGATGCAGTCAACACCACCATCGCGACTGTTGGAACAGATGATCCGTCTGCACTGGCGACTGCCATCAATAATGGACCTCTGAGCGCTGCCGTCATTAGCAACACAGATCCAAAAGTTATAACTGCATCAAAGGCAGGAGCTGTCTCTGCGGCTGTCACAAACAGGGCGACTGAATATCGCAACAGCGGATACACTGAAGATGAGGCGCAGACTCAGGCAGAGAATGATATAAAGCAGAACTTGATCGACGGTGGTCATCAAGACTATGTTGACTCATATGATAAGCAGCTTTCAGTTGACATGACAGGTGGCGGTGGTGGAAGGACTTCAACGTCTGAGCGCGCATCAAGTTCTTATTCGGTCCGCGAGCCTGCAACTCTACAGCCCAGGTACAAGGGACTCGGTGAACAGCCTGACCTGATCATCACCACTCCATCTGTCTCAGTCAACACCACTGTGCTGGAGGCCAAGCGCAAAGAACTGGCAGGTCAACTGGCCGACCTGATCAAGCAGGGAGCGCCTGCCTCCACTGTCGATGACTTCATAACTCGCTCACGTGAGATCATGGCAGGTCGCTTTGGATCTGTTCAGACTTCTCCCAACTACTACCAGCGCAATGCGGCACAGCGAATTGGGACAATGAACGATGCTGATGCCCAGGCACTGTTGGAAAAGTTTCGCTCATCCGCTGAGGGAGCACCAGTAAGAATCACACCGACGACTCCTGTCACAACTGCTGCTCAGGCTTCACCAGTTTCACCAGGTGCCACTCAGGCAGGTGGACCTATAGTAACGGATGGCTCCACTCCCACTGTGTCTCCTGGTGCATCTGGTGCAAATGTAGCCACTGCTCCCACGACTGCCGCCTCAAGTGCTGCCAGCACCGCCGCAGCCAGTGGAGCACCTCCCTCTGCCATTGGTGCCGCTGCCGGTGCCGCTGCCGCTGCAGTGCCAAGCACCTCAGAGACAGTCATGAATGTGGAGAACAGGCGCCCAGGAAACTATCCGATCCGCCAGAAAGAGTTGGACAATCTGTTCCCTGAAGGTGTGCCTCAGGAAATACTTGACGCTGCGGCAGGCATTAAGAAGAGCACACCAAGTGAAGTATCTGGTCCTTCAATGGCATATCCTGGTGGCACTGCAGACACTTCTTCAATGCCTGCAAGAAATAGTGTCTACTTCCCGACGACAGCCACTGCAATTGGCAGGAAGCCTGAAGCTGTCGGCGACTTCAGTGTCCCAGACATGCCTCGTGAGACTGAGACTCCTGCTCCTGGATCTAAAGACTTCATTCCCAATAGTCTCTACATGCCTCCAGTTCAGCCAGGTGGCAATGTCACCTGGGAACAGAAGGGATACGTTGAGCCCTCCGAACAAGAGAAGCAGCAGATCCTTGACATCAAGCAGAAGCAGCGCGAGAAGCGGGAAGTGCCGACTGGTAAGACTGGCTACTTCCAGCAGCGCTTTGAGAATGCCAAGGAGATCGTTGACCAGCCTGGAAGACTCGCAAGACTGACTGCATCAGGTCCTGGCAAGGTGGCCGCTGACGTGTATAATGCTAACAAGGCCAGTGGTAAGGACTTCAAACTGACGTATGATACTCTGACCGCTGCGTATGAAGATGACAAGGAGGCTTTGGCTTCTGCCCATCAGGTGGCGCTGGCCCTTGACATCGCTAGTAGAAACAGAACTGCTTCACCAAAGGCATAAATGGCTAAACTTCCTCCTGTAGTTCCGAAGAAAACTAATACTCCTTCGACACTAACTCCAGTTCCAAAAGCAAAGACTGTGACTGGATTGCCTCCTGTTGTACCAAAGTCTGATGTCCAGCGCCAGGAGTCACGCACTACTGAGGAAGAACTGAAGTCCACGCAGGCTGCACAAGACGCCATGAAAGCGGCGGCTGAACTCAATCGTGCTAACATCACAATCGAGAGACAGCAGCCTGATTTCTCTCAGGAAGTTGCAAGACTAAATGCCGAGGAAGACCTGAGGCAGACTGCTCCTGCGATCTATGCTGGTGGATATGATCTTGGGACCACGACTCCAATCGGTGGACTAGTGTCACCTGCTCGTCCAATCAACATCGCAGTCCCAAAGTCAGATGCTCCTGGATTCTTTGAAGCGCTGCGTCCACAGACAATTGCTCCTCCTCTTTCTGAGGCGATGAGTGCACGTCAGGCAGGAAAGGTGTTCGATGACAGTGCTTTCTCTGAGTCAATCGCTGACCTGCCTGCAGACCAGAAGAAGAAAGCAGTTGACACTCATGAGGCATTCAAGAAAGCATTCTTCAAACTGCGTGAGATGAATCCAGTTGAGACTGGTGTGACTGATGAAGAACTGTTGAAAGACCTTCGTCAGCAAATCACAGACTTCGAGACTGGAACTGGACCGACACTGACTCAGGGCCGAGCGAATCG